GGTGGAATGGTCGGCGCTTTCAGCGGTGGACAGGGCGGGGGCGGCGGAGCCGGAAACAGCGGCGGTCTCTGGATGGCAATCATCGAGAAGGCTCTCGGGCGTGTGGAAGGCCGGAAGCAGACGGCGGCGATGAGCGACGCTGCTCGCGCGAGCATTCCCAGCGACCCAGCTTTCTTGCTGCCGTTCATCCAGCAGATGGGCGCTGACGGCACGGCGCTGCGCAACGCGAAGGTGCCTCAGCGGCTCGAAGCCTCCGCGCGCGTCGCGGGCAACCGCGCTGCGACGGGTCGTGGTCTCTCGGGACCGCTCGCGGCCAGCGTCGAAGCGCAGAGCGTGGATGAGGCGACCGACGCGTTCGAGCAGTGGCGGCAGCAGGCGCTCAGCGGCTCGCGCGACCGCTACCTTCAGCTCGTGCGCGAGTACATGGAGGCGCTCGAAGCTCGGCGGCAGGCGAGCGTGCGCGCCGGCTACGCGGAGCGCGAGGCTCACCTGTCCAAGATTCCGGGCATCCTCGGCGGCTTCATCGGTCGCGCCGGCATTGACCAGGGCTGGTGGGAACCGCAGTACAACTCGAAGAACCTGGACCAGCGCGGGGCGTACTCGACGCCCGCCTTCGCGCAGTTCTAAGGAGACACCGTGCCTGCGCCGATGGACAGAGACCTGATGGAGATTCTCCTGCGCTCGAACCCCGTGCAGGGCGGGAGCACGCTGCAAATCGCGCAAGCGATGGCGCAGATGCAGATGCAGCAGGAGGCGCAGGAAGAGGCGCGGGCTCAGCGGCTGTACGGAAACGCGCAGCGTCGGCTCCAGAGCAACGCGATGAGCGACCCTGCGCTCGTGCGTCTGCGGCGGTCGCTGGAGGCTCCGGTCGAGCCGTACGAGCGGCAGCCGCCGCCCGGCAGCTACGCGCCCGGAGCGGCGAGCGACTACAGCACGCTTCGCGGAGCGTTCGGTGCGGATGAGCCGCTGCCGTACAACCTGGGTGCAGCGAGCGGTGGTGGCGGTGGAGAGCCGCCGCGCCGTGAGCTGGAAGTCGCGCAGGGCGGGCGCGTGGCTGCCGGCGACCGCACGGGCGAGACCGTGATGAACCTGCCGACGCTGGTGCTCGGCGGCAAGGGCGGCGGCGCGTTCTCCGAGCCCGAGCTGTGGGACGCGGAAATCGGAGACCCGGTGCGCGCTCCGCCGCGGTACGAGACGACGGTTCGCGGGAAGCGCGAGCCGAAGCGCAAGCCGCTCGTTCACCGGAAGCTCCAGCTCGAAGGCGGCATCGACCCTCACAAGTTCCGCGACGAGGAGCCTCCGCGTCGACCGGACCTCTCGCCCGAGGGCGCGGAGATGTACGCGAAGCTCGCGCCGTCCCTCGTCTCGCGCCGGAACAGCGAGGAGACCTCGCGCCGCACGTTGGAGGCGGAGGAGATGCGGCAGAAGGGCGGGGAGCGACGCGAGCAGCTTCGCTCCGCGACTTCGCTGCTTCGCTCCGCGATGAGCCTTCAGGCGCAGGCAGAGCGCATCAAGGCTCGCCGCATGGGCGCGAAGTCGAAGGATGAAGCCCTGAAGTGGGCAGACCAGGAACGTGACGCGCGCCTGCAAGCGATGAAGGCTGCGAACGCGCTCGTGCAGCAGTACAAGTACGCGCTCACCGACGAGTCGGACCCGGAGTACATGGAAGCCGTTCGCGCTGCCGCCGATGCAGCACGTGCGTACTCGGAGGCTGAGCGCGACTTCAACGCGCTGCGCTCCGAGAAGGGCATGGACCCGAAGGGCAAGACGCTGAAGAAGGGCGGCACGCAGAGCTTCACGCTCGACGCGAACGGGCAGCTCGTTCCGGGCTGATGTACCCTGGGCGGCATGCCCTGGGACCTCACGCCAGAAGAAGCCGACAAGTTCAACCGTCTCTCTCGCGGGGAGAAGGTCGACCTCTCGCCCGCCGAGGCGCAGAAGCTTCAGCCCATCTTCGCTGAACGCTCGAAGCTGAAGCCGAAGCAGGAGCAGTTGGGTCTTGGAGACATGGCGCTCGAAGCTCTGAAGGAGCTGCCGGGCTCGCTGAAGGCGATGGTGGTGCCGACTCGCGGCGAGAAGCCCGGGATGGCGGATTGGCAGAGCGCCGGCATGGCTGCGCTCAGCGCGACCGACATCGGGTTTCGTCCGCCACCGTTGATGAAGTCTGACTCGCCGCAGCAGATGGAGCAGCAGCGGCGCGAGGTCGGGAAGATGGTCGATGACGAATTCAACGACGCGCGTGCGCGGCATCCGAAGACTGCGCTCGCAGCGGGTGTGCTCTCTCCCTTCCCCACGAAAGTGAAGGAGCAGATGCTGGTGAGCGGGCTCGTCGGCATGCTGCACGGCGCGCACTCCGCACCGGCACCGAAGGAGCGCATGCTGGGGTTCCTGCCGGGGCAGGAGGAAGTCGCGGGTGCTCTCGTCGGCGGCGGCGTGAACGCTCTCGTCGCAGGCGCGCTCGGGAAGGGAATCGAGAAGGGCTCGGCGACAACGAAGGCGCTGCTCGGTCCTGCAACGAAGCGGCTGCTCGCACGGCTCGGGATGAAGGAGCTGGCACCGGAGCCGAAGACCGTGCCGGAGGGTCCGCTCGACGCGCAGGCGCGTGAGCAGGCTGCGGCGAACGCGCGTGGTGGAGAGCCGCCGACCTCGGTCGACTACGCGAACGTGGAGAACCCGGAGCCTTCTGCGCGCGTGGATGGCACGCGAGTGAGTCCGTACCACAACGAGCCGCCGCTGATGCAGCTCCTGCGTGAGCAGCCGACGATGCCGGGTCGTGGTGGTCCTCCGCCTGAAGTGCCGACGCGTGCGAGCAACCCGCGACCGGGGCTCTCGCGCGACCGCATCGTCACGAACCCGGGTGACCAGCAGCTCCGCGCTGAGGTGCTGGGGCAGGAGCCGCGGACCTTCCCTGACGTGGAGGAGCCGGTGACGCGCACCTCGCGCCCGCGCCCTGGACTCCCGCCCGACCGGCTGGAGACGAACCCGAGCGTGCGGCAGCAGCTCGCGGAGCTTCTCGGCGCGGAGCCGCGCACGGACCCGCTGCTCGACCCGGAGGTGACGGCGAGCAGTCGCCGCCCGTTGGCTGGAGAGCCGACCGTGGTCGACCGCCCCTTCCTCTCGCGCTCGCTGCGGAAGGCGCAGCTCGTGCCCGAGGGGCGTGCGCCGTCGTACGCGGAGCCGGTGACGCACGTGGGGCCGGAGGCTCCTGCGGAGAAGCTCGCGCGGCTGCTGCGTGAGCTGGGCGTCGGCAGCCGAGCCGGCGAGCCTTCGGTGAACGAGAAGCTGGGGAAGGTGCGCGAGCTGAACGCTGAGCGCCCGACCGTGGTCGACGACCCGCGCGAAGCGGACTACCTGCGCCAGAGCGGCTTCTACGAAGCGGCTGCTGCGGCGGACCGTGGTGACCCGTCTGCGATGATGAAGTGGCTGAACGAGAATCCCCAGGGCGCGAAGACCGCGAAGGAGATTGGGCTCGTGCTGGCCGGCGAGCACCGGAAGTTCAACGCGAGCCGCGAGCTGACGAAGCCGCTGCGCACGGAGGTCCCGCGCGACGTGCAAGGCACGGCTGCTGCTTCTCCGAAGGCGGCAGAGCGGAGCTTGGGCGGTGCTCCGCCCGAGCCGTCTGTCGACGCGAACATCGCGTGGCTGAGCGGAGAGGACGAGCTGGAGAAGACGGCGACGAAGTACGTGCCGCGCGACTCGCTGCTGCCGCGCTCGCAGCAGAACCCGGAGATGACCTGGGTAGCGTCGCACCGGCTGAAGCCCGAGATTCAGGGCGGGAGCGGCGAGCCTCCGCGCCCTGCCGCCACGCAGCAGAGCGGCCCGCCCGTCTCGGCTCCGCTCCAGCCGACTGACCTGGACGAGATGTTCCACGCGCTCGCAGCACAGTCGCAGAAGCTGCTCGCTGCGGACACGGGACTCCGCGCGCGCTTCCTGAAGCAGTTCTCGTTGCCGGAGTTTCGCGGTGACGAGCTGCTGGGGCAGGCGGTGCGCAGCGTGAACGCCTCGCGCGCCATCGGTGACTTCCAGATGCAGCGGCTCTACCCCGCGCTTCAGCGGGTCATCGAGAAGCTGCCGAGCGTCGACCGCGCGACGGTGCAGAAGGTCATCACGCAGCTCCGTGACCGAAAGGCGACGGTCGCAGACCTCAACAAGCTACCGGCTGAATTCCGTGCGCTGTTCGACCAGATGCACCGCGAGCAGCAGGCGCAGCTCGTAGAGCTGGCGAAGGGCGGGTACTTCGGACCGCAGGAGCTGGCGACCATCTCGCAGAATCTGAAGAAGGGGCTGCTGCACCTGCACCGCAGCTATCAGGCGTTCTACGCGCGCCGGAGCTGGAAGCCACCCGAAGACGCCATCGTCCGCGCCGCGAAGTTCATCGCGGAGTCGATGGGCATGGACCCGGTGCAGGCAAACGCTCGCGTGCGCGCAGTGCTGAAGACGGCAGCGGAGGGCGAGGGCTTCCAGAACGTGCAACAGATGCTCGGAGCTTTCCGCGACGCGGGTCTCGTGAAGGCGCGCACGCTGCCTCCGCCGCTGCACGCGCTGCTGGGCGTGGTGAACGACCCGGCCTTCGTGGTCGCGGAGACCGCGTCGCAGATGTCGTCGATGTACCACCTGATGATGCGCACGCGAGCACTGCTCGCTCCCGACCTCGAAGGGAAAGTCTGGGCGCAGCAGTGGGTGCCGGGCATGGACGAGCGTCCGCTGTGGAACGAGCAGATGAGCCCTGCGCAGAACAAGCGTCTGTTCGGAGAGCTGGCGGGGAAGTTCGTTCACCCGGCTCTGCGGCAGTCGATGCTCGACGCGCCGGCACCGCTGGTCGAGAACTTCGCGCGCGACTTTGCTCACAAGGTCACTGGCTGGTTCGCGACGGCGAAGGTGCTCACGAGCCCGGTGACGTGGGCACGCAACATCATCTCGAACGGGCTGTACCTGACCGCGAGCGGCGTCCCCGTCTGGCGGCAGCCGGTGCTGATGGCGAAGGCGTTCCGCTCGATTCTCGCGGGGCAGAAGCGGCTGAGCGCTTCGCTCGCGCAGGGTCACGAGTGGCTTCAGATGGCGCTCGAAGACGGAGCGGTGCGTCCAGGTCGCGGCACCGACCTCGGCGGCTCGGAGGCGCGAGCCATCGCGGAGAACGTGCTGCGCTCGAAGCCTGATGGGCTGATGGGCTTCTGGGACTCCGCGATGCGGATGATGCAGAAGGGACAGCTCAAGCTCGGGAAGACGTACGAGCTATTCGACTCCGCAGCGCGGCTCGCGGCGTACATGCACCACGTGGAAGCGGGCCGGCAGCGGCTGGGGCTCTCGCCGCAGCAGGCGCGCTCGCACGCTTCGCACATCGTGAACCGCTACTTCGCGACTGGTGCCGGCGCTGCTCCCATCTTCCGCGAGCTGAGCCGCAGCTCGCTGGGGCTCGCGCCGTTCATCGGGTGGCACGTCGACAATCTGCGCGTCGCGAAGAACATCCTCGCGGACAGCATGAAGGGCGACCTTGGTCCGCTGATGCGCACCGCGGCGTGGATGGCGGCTCCGATGGTCGCCGCGTACATGGCTCGGCAGCTCTACGGCATCACTGACTCCGACGTTGCTGCCGGCGAGCGCGCGCTGAAGGGGAGCTGGCGCGACCGGCAGGGGCTCCACGACTGGCTCCCGGTTCGAGGGAAGGATGGGCGGCTGGTCTACGCCGTCAGCTTCGACGGCTTGAACCCGTTCGCGCTGTTCCTCCGCGGAGCGCCGCAGATGTCGATTCCGCAGCGCGTGGCTGCTTCCATCGTGCAGGGCATGGTGCAGAGCGGCAGCATGGAGCCCTGGGTGAACGACCAGCTCGCAAGTTTGGGCGTGACGCCCCAGGAATACGAGCCGCCGCTGCTACCCGGGCAAGAAGGCTGGAAGGCTGCCAGCGGGGTGGCGCAGTTCATGGAGCCGGCGCTGATGCGCCAGTTCCGCACGGTCGCCCGGAAGGCTCAGCTCGACCTCGGTCAACCGCTGCGCCCGACCGAGGAGCCCCAGGGACTCGGGGAAGCGCTGCTGACTACCTTCTCCCCCATCGGCATCGAGAAGGTGGGAGAGCGGACTCAGAGAGGGGCTCAAAAGCAGCTCCGTGGCGAACGAGCTGGCCTGCTGGACGCTCGGAAGCGGGTCCGGGGCATCAACGACCCCGATGAGCGCTCGCGCGTCCTGGAGGCGATTCCTGAGCGAATGAAGCAGCTCCGGGACCGCTTCAAGTAAGACCGCGGAACTACGGCCAAGTCGCCCGGTAGCCGACGCCCGCCGACCAGCCAAGTGGCTGACCGAACTGGGCTTTGGCTTCTCCGAACGCGAACAGCGACTGGTTCACGGTCGGTCGCCAGCCCAGCTCGCCCCGGGCGGTGAGCGCCGGGCTCGACAAGCCTACCCCCGCGGCGGCGAGGGTCAGGTCCACGTACCCGCTACCTGGGGCGAGCTGGGCGACCTTGTTCATCCCCGCGGTCACGGTCGACTGCGCTTCCTTCAGCGCGGCGTCGACTCGCGGCGCGTCAGACGGCGGGGCTACTGAGGGGAGCCGCTGGCCTTCGCGAGGGCAGCGTCCACGGTCTCGGTTGCCTGATGCGCGAGCCACGTCTTCAGCGAGTCACCGAACGCGGTGTTCAGCGCGTCCATCACCGCAGACGGCAAGCCGGTCAGCGCCATCTGAACGAGCACGTCGACCAGCTCCTTACGTTCGGCAGGGGTGACCACCCCGTCCGCCAGCGCCTCGCGGAGCTTCGGTTCGAGCTTCGCCCGTGCTTCCGTGAGGAATGCGGCGAACAGTTGCAGCGCGATGCCGATGCCCATGTTGAGGTGGCTCTCCTGCTTCTTCGCGAGCATCACGTCCCGCCAGTTCTTCACGAGCAGCGCGATGACCGGCATCAGCAGCGTGAGCAGCGCGCCGAGGAACTTCAGGAACGCGCTCTCCGTCTGCGCTTCTTCCTTCACCGCGGCTGCCGTGTCGGCGGGCGCGAGCGCGATGTCCTCGTCGGCGGCGAGTGCGACCGGAGCGGTCATCTGCATCTCGGGGCAGACGAGCGTACCGTCGTCGGCTTGGAGGCACGGAGCTTCATCACGGTGAGCAGCGGCAGGGAGAGCTGAAACGAGCACTGCGGCGATGAGGAAGTGGCGCATGGTGAGGAGACCCTACAGCAACACAAAGGGCGCGGCCAACTGCTCCGCGCCCTTCGCTTCTGGCTGGGTCCTCGCCCGGTTCAGCCGAAGATTGCCCACAGACCCTGCGACCCGTCCTCGTCGCGGCGGACCTGTGCCGAAATCTTGTCCTTCACGCCAGCGCGCTCGACAGCGCGCATCAGGCTCTGGCGGCGGGCGTGCGCGGCCTTCTTCGTCGCGCCCTCGGGGGCCTTGTAGAGCCGCACCCAGTTGCCCTTGTCCTCCTGGAGCTGCTTCAGCTTCGCGTCGTACTTCGACGCGACGTTGCTGGTGCGCGCGGGCGGCGCTCCCTTTATGACCTCGTACATCTCGCCGTCAGCCGCTGCCTTCTTCGTCTTCTTCGACATGGTACGTCCTCCGTGGGGTGAGAACTGCGGCGGAGGATGTACCACGCAGGCAGCGCGCTCGCCAGCTATTCAGGGCGTCGCGGGTCGTGCTTCGGTCCGCTGCCTTCATCGAGGATGCGGACGAGAACCTTCGTTTGCAGCTCCATGAAGTGATTTGTGAGGGCGTGCTTCTGGTCGCGGAGCTGGAGAAGCTCTCGCGTCTGCGCGTCTTGAATCTGCTTCATCAGCGCGAGCGCGAGGTCATGCTGACTTTGCTTCTCCATCGCCTTCTCGAACTTCTCTATCAGCAAGCGCTGCTTCTCCTCGTGGTCCTGGAACGCCTTCTTCATCAGCGCCCAGAACCCGAGTGCGAGAAGCGGCGTCGGAACCCAGTGCATCAACTCCGCGACGCTTGCATCCACGGCTTACTGCTCCAGGTCGTTCGAGGCGCGGATGCACGCAGCGACCGGCCCGTTGGCGAAGTTCACGGCAGCGGTGAGGTTCGCGCCGACGAGGTCGCACGGCTCGCTGTTGAGCGTTGAGAAGACCGTCCGCGTGCCTCCATCTGGGAGCGTGCGGACTTCAGGAACGACCATCGTCCCGCTGAACACTGCGCTGACGAACGTGCCTCCATCCGGGCGCGGGGTCTCGACCCGGTTCACACAGAACGCGGTAACGATGCCGGCGTCTGCGAGTGTGTCGCGCCGCGCGTTGAACGGAGCGGCGAGGGTGTCACCGATGGTGATGGTCTTCACGGCAGCAGCGCCGATGACTGCGCCGACTGCGAGAGCTGCGATGAGAGCGTTGCGGTTCATGTGGTGCTCCTTAGTTGTTGCTGCGAGACAGCTCGACCCAGCGGTCTGTACGGTACTGAAGGCAGATGCTGTCCCACTGCCCAGCAGCGAACGCGCCGGCAATCTCGCTGACACCCGCGGTGTCGGCAAAGTTGACCGTGTTCGCGCTCACGTTCACGTAGCAGACGCGCTGTCCATCGAGAATGCTGGTCTCGGTCAGCGTCACGTTGCAGCCGTCCGGGTCGTTGCACGTGATGCTCACGGAAGCGTCGGACTCAGAGAATGTGCTCGTGTACGTAGCTGGAGACGCGCCCACCGCATTGTTCGCGATGCTGACTACGGTCGGCAGCTCTTGGTACGCAATGAACGCAGTGCTCTCGTACTGACCCGCCGCGTCCGCTATCCAGAAGGCATTGCTGGCAGTGCCAACTTGCGCTTGAGCAGTCGCATTGCGCGCAGTGAACCCGCCGGCAGTTGCGGTGATGCCAGCGCTGGAGTTGAGTGTGCCGCCAGTCGCGTTGATGTAGACGCCGTTACCCCACGCAACGCGGGACGTGCCGTTCACGTCGGTCATCGTGAACGCGGTCACCGCGGCGGAGGTCTCGAACGCGTAAGGCGTAATCCACGCACCGCTTGCGATGCTGTTTGTGAGTCGAACTTGGTTGCCGTAGTAGATGCGCAGAAAAGATGCATCTCCGAAGAGAGTAAACGAGCCGGAGTTGATACACGACTCACCAACAACTGCGCCGCCGAAGCCGTAGCACGCGGTCTGAGGGCTCACAGCTACGACCACTGTCGCGGCTGTACCGGTGAACGTTGGAGTGTTGGAGGCGCTGGCAGCCCCACGCAGGTCGACGCCGCTGCTGGCGAGCATCATCTTGTTCGCCATCTTGTTCGGCCAGCTACGGACGCCGCTCGGAATCGGCTCCTCCTCGCGAGGCATCTCGCGAGACATCTGAATGTCGAGCGCGTGAGTGTCGAGCTGCGGAGCTGGCGCGTGAGCGCACGCGACCAGCAGGATGAGAGAAAGGGTGAAGGCGCGCATGATTAGTACACCATACACTTTCGGGTGTTCGCCGTGCCGGTCCCGAGCTGGTTCGCGGAGACCGTCACGCAGGTGATGGTATCGCTGGCAGAGTTTGGTCCGCCGAACATGTCGGCGGTGAGAATGCCGCCGTTCGCCGGCACCTGAATGCCGGTGTCCGAGGTGACGCTGGCGGTGCCGTCGCAGTACAGCGGATTCACTCCGAGGTTCTGGATGACCCACGCGTTGCGTTCGGAACTGCCGGAGATGACCGTGGTTGCGGTCGTCTGCACGGCGACCTGCACGCAGCGGAACTTTCCGGGCGTCGCCTGATACTTGTCGACCGCCCACGCACGAGCGGTGACGACGGAGTGAACGAACGCGCCGCACGCCATGAGCGTGCAGGCTGCGAACAAGACGGTGAACTTTGAGGGGCGCTTCATTGGGGAGTGTCCTCCGCTAAGAGTTAACGGAGGACACTCTACCCACAGGTGTTACCGAACGGCTACGGCACGCGGCGCATGTTCTTGCCGCTCGCCTTCAACGCCTCCGGGCCCTCCGGGGGCGGGAGCGGCTGCCCGTCGTCCCCGACGAGCGGCTTCGACGGACCGGGCTCGGGGAACTTCGTCTGCGCGAAGAGGCGCTCGACCGCGGAGCCGACGACGACCTCCTTCTCGTCGCGCATGACCTTGACCTCCTTCTCGGTCACCGTCTTCGCGTCGGGCGCGTCGACCTCCTCGAACATCAGCGTGCCGTGCGCGTCCGCGCCGACCAGCTTGATGTACTTGTCGCCGGAAATCTTCAGCAGGTCGCCGCTCTCCAGCAGCTCCACCGGCAGCGCCGTGCGAATCTCGCTGCCGCCCTTGTACTTCACCATCACTTGCTTGTGGCTCACACTTCGCTCCATCGGTAGCCGATTTTCCCGTCGCTCGCGTAGAGCTTCGGTCGGGAGCCAATCTCCCAGGGGCCACGCATGCATTCTTCTACCAGAGCGTTGACACCGGCTGCATCTTTCTCCGGGCACGCGACATCAAACGAGTCGTACACGTGCATGAACATGTAGGCGTCGGGGAATTCCTTCCTCAACCGGTAGTGCAACGAACGCTTGTAGCTCTCTTCATCTCCGAACCCCACGAGCGTGCAGTTCGCGATGGCAGCAGCGCCAGCTTGAATAGCGTAGTTCGATGTTTCAGTCGGCTTGATTTGACTGCCGGGCGGGTACGTTCGCCGGTAGCCCATGATGGGCGCTTCGTTGTACCCGTACTGAGTTGCTTCCTGCATGGAAGCTTCCCAGTGCTGCGTGATGCCAGTGTGAGTCTCCTGGAACATCGTCCACATCGCGTGGATTTCTTCCCAGACTGCGTCCTGGATTTGCTCCAGAACCTTCATGTAAACCTGTTCGCAGCCTGCTGCGTAGCCGGAGCTGAACCGCACCTTCTTCGCCTGCACGCGAATCTGGCTCGGCGGGTTCTCATCCTCGGGCTTGTGGAACCACAGCCGCACCGTTTGGCTGTGAACGTCCATCTTCAGCGGCTTGCCGGTGACCTTGCACTTGCGGTCAGTCGGCTTGTCCAGGTCGAGCATGCGGCGCAGCGCTGCGTCACCCGTGTACTCAGCCATCACCTCCAGCTCCAGCGCCTTGAAGTCGCGGCTGACGAGCACGTAGCCGCGGGGCGCGTGGTAGAGCGCGCGCGGATTGGGGAGCACGCCGCGGAGGTTCTCGTCCTCTTCGAGCACCTCTTTGCTGAGGTTGAACAGGTTCGGGCGAGAGCACGTCCACCGGTACGTCTCTGCGGCGCACGAGTTGATGGAGGGATGCACGCGCCCGTCCGGGCCGATGGCGTCTTCCACGCGCTTCGAACGGACGTAGGTCGAGCGCACCTTCAGCGGCGCGTTCACCTTCCACGAGCTGCGGAGGATGTGCCGTACCTCGTCGGGCGTGTCGGGCTGAGCGAACAGGTAGAGCAGCGCGTCGCGGTCGACGGAGGGCTGCCCGCTGTCCGTCCAGCACTTCTCCGAGAGCGGCACCTCCAGGTTGAAGCTCTTGATGCCGGGCTTGCTGCACTCGCGGAACAACAACGCCTTGAGGTCTTCCTTGTTCGTGCCGGTGCCGTCGAAGCGGAAGTATGGCGCTCGCTTCTCGACCAGCTTCTTGAACGCGGAGGCTTCCCTGCGGAAGATGTTCTTGAGCTGGATGTCGAGCCGAACCTGCTCGCCGCGGTCGAAGGGGCAGCCGTTCTCCATCATCTCGCCAGCAACGCGGCTCAGTCGCCGAAGCTGCTGGTAGATGCGCTGCACACGCGGTCCGCCCTCGCGTAGCTCCGGGAGGTGCCTTCGTCGAATCTGCGCGGTGCGGACGGCGTCCTCGGCGTTGTAATCGAGGTCGTCGTCCGTCACGTTCTTGCCGACGAAGTAGCTGCCCTTCACGTTGCCGTCGTCGTCCTCGCGAACGAACGTCTTCCAGGGCGGGCAGCCCGGGATGTAGATAGCGGCTTGATGGTCGAGCGCGAGCTTGGAGGTCGCGGAGAGCGCGCGGCGTCCATCGCGGATGTCTTCGACCTTGCCGCGCAGGACGAATCCGTAGCGGCGAAGCACCGGGCGGTCGTAGCCGTCCAGGTTCATGCCGCACTTGACGTACTTGCGGCTGCGGAGAACCTTCTTCAGAAGCTGGCGCACCGCGTACGGCATCTTCGAGTAGTCCCACGAGAGCCCCCAGCCGGTTCCGTAGTCGATGCCGACGCCGATAATCTTCAGCTCTGCGAACGCAGCGATGTGTCCGTAGCGTCCGGTCTCAACGTCGATGTTGATGGCGAGCTTCTCTCGCCGTGCGGTGCGGAGAAACTCCTTGAAGCGCTTCGCGGAGGGATTTCGCTCCAGACGCGGACGCGGAGGCGGACCGTTGACGGCGCAGTGGATGAAGTTCTCCACGTGCGCCATCAGCGGCCCGAGCGTCATCGGGTTGCGGAATGAGGCGGCGGGATGTGTCACCGCCATCATCCACATGCATCAGCCCTCCACGCCTACGGTGTGAACGAGGCTCGGCGTCCACTCATAGCCGCAGCCGCGGTCGACCCACTGCAACGTCGTACCTTCGTCTCCGATGGTACCGACGAAAACCGTCTCCCACTTCACGCAGCGGTGAGTGTGGTGCTTCTTGGTCACCCAGTCGATGCCGGTGGTCGGGTCGACCTTGTCGACGTGCTTCAGGCCGCAGTTCGGGCAGGACATCACGAGCGGGTACGGTTCCGCCTTCGGGTTCGTGCAGTCGACGCACTCGCAGATGTCCATGCCCGTCTCCGGGTTCTTCTTAGCCATCGAGCAGCTCCAGCAGCTCCCGAATCTCCCGCTTGTTGAAAAGCTGGAATTCGTCGCTGACGCCGTCGCCGCTCCGCTCGATGCGCTCGCGGAAGACCTTCTTGAACGCGGCGAGCTTCTTCTCCCGCTCGGACGGCTCTGCCTTGAAGCGGTCGTCGGTGCCCTGCCGACGCTTCTGCGCTTCGCTGAGGAACATCCAGCAGCAGCCGAGGTGGTCGATGGTCGGCAGCCCGCTCTCCGGGTCGATGTCCTGCCCGTCGCTGAATTCGAGCCCGTGACGGAGCAGGCTGTTGATGAGCCGCCGCCACGCGAAGCCGTCGCGCCAGTTGTCCGCGCTGTACTTCTGCGCGCCGAAGGTGAGCACACGCGCGAGCCCGAAGAGAGCCGGTGTGCTGACGAGGGAGAGCATCGGCTTGCCGGAGTCGTTCTTTCGTCCACCACCATCGAGCATGACTGCCGGGCTGGCTGTACCGGTACACGGTCCTCCAGCGCGGCACGAGCACGAGGGAGCGCACGCGCAGAGGTATCCGGGCGGCATGGGCTTCGGGAGGTGGCAGCTCATCCGGGCGTCCCTCCTTCCGGTGCCAGCGCTTCGGGCGGTGGCTCCCAGCCCGCGCCCTCGCGCTTCTTGTAGTACCACTGCCGGAACAGAGCGAAGAGAGTCCCCTGCATCATGTTCTCCTCCTCCGTGACGAATTCCCCCTTCTCGACCTTGCCCAGCTCCGCGAGCAGGCACTCCGCGAGCGTCACGCTGCGGCTGGCGAGCGCGCTGGCGGGCGCGTCGACCATCTCGGGATTCGCGACGAGGCGGAGGAGGATGTCCTTGCTGAGCGTGCGCAGCGAGCTGAGGCGCTCCACGAATTCGGCAGCGCGCTTCACGGTCGCCTCGTCGGGCGGGGGCTTCTGCTTCGACATCTCGCGGTCAATGAAGTCGAGCAGCATCTCCGCTCGAACGCTCATGTAGTCGCCGGTATCGGCGCGCACTTCGAGACCCTTCATGTCTTCTTCTCCTTCTTGCGTGGTTTGGACTTCTTCTCCTTCACTTCAGGTACAGGCGGCAGCTTCTTCAGCTCCTTGAAGAACCCGCTGAACTTGCCGATGCCCTTCAGCTTGTTCGTCATCGCGTAGAACGCCCACTTTCCCATCGCGAGGATGCCGGCGCTGGGATGCAGGTTCAGCAGCTCCTTCCGCAGCCGCGGAGCGCAGCAGTCGACAGCTCGCTTCGCTTCGGAAGCTGACTTGGTTAACGGCAGGCAGAGCGCGCTGTTCGTCACCCAGATTTGGGAGCGTGGGAGCGCAACCTTGTTCGCTTCGCAGCCGGCTTCCCAGAGCCCCGCGAGGCGCGTGCCGGTCGCTCCGACGAACGGGCGGAGCTGCTTCACCTCGTTCTTGCCGGGGTCCTGCCCGAGCCAGCAAAGCATCGCTCGCTTCGGACCCTCGGGCGGTACGGGCGTCTGCATCTTCCTCGGGCAGAGGTCGCAGCGAGCCCCGTGCGCGCGCGGGTCGTAGCGCTTCACGGTTCAGCTCGACGCTTCAGCATCTCGTCCGCGACGAGGTACGCGTGCTTCGCCATGTCCTCCGGCGAGCGGTTGCCGCTGAAGCTGCTCGCGTTCAGCGCAGCGATGGCGAAGATGTCGCGAGCGCTGAGGTCGTCAACCACCATCGTCATGTTCACCGGTAGCTCGACGCGCTCGACTCGCGGACTCGGCTTCAGCTCCGCCAGCTCCTGAAGCGTCTTCGTTGCGCGAGCTGCTGCCTTGCTGCGACGCGCTTTCTTGCTGCTGAACTTCGCCATGTTCACTTCTCCCTGTTTCGCGCTGCGTGGTACTTCGCTCTGTAATACGCCCGCCGCTTCTCCAGCCACACGGGGTCCTTCTTCATCTTCGCGTAGAACTTCCGCGACTCGTTCCGGGCGCGCTCTCGGCGCTGCTCCTGAAGCTGCTCGTCCAGCGGGTCACCCTTCATGGCGACGCCGAGCGCTCGCGGACTATGGCGTCCAGGTACGGCACGCCACGTCCGCAGAGCCTCGACCAACAGCTCCCAGTTGCTCCCCCCGGTCATCCCGGGGGGCAGGTCATCTGGGTTTACGTCCATGCTGCTACTTCTTCGACTTCTTCTTGCTGCCCTTCTTGGCAGCCGCCTTGGCCTTCTCCGCGGCCTGCTTCGCTTTCGCCTTCTTCACGGCGGGCGAGTCCAGCTCGGAGCCCTTCTTGGACTTGGCCGGCTTCTCCTCCGGCTCCTCCTCGGTCTCCTCGGGCTCGGACTCCTCGGCTTCCTCCGCCTCGTCCGACTCCTCGGTCTCCTCGCTCTCGTCGTCGACTTCCTCCGCCTCCTCGTCCTCGTCCTCGGACTCCTCCTCGGCTTCTTCGTCTTCGGAAGCCTCCTCGGACTCCTCCTCGGACTCGTCCTCCGAGCCCTCGTCCTCGGACTCGTCGCCGCCCTCGTCATCGCTCTCCTCGCCCTCCGCCTCCTCCGTCTCCTCGTCCTCCGTCTCCTCGGCGTCGTCGCTGGAGGAGTCCAGCTCGGCGTCGGGCGGGAGCCACTTCGCGACCTTGTTCCGGTCTTCCCCGTTGTACGAGTCGCCCGCGAGGTACGCGCGCAGCTCGACCTCGTTGTCCTCGATGTACTGGAGCAGCTCGTCGACCGCCTTCATGTTGCGCATCACGGTCGGGTCGTTCGGCTTCTTCTTCGGGCCGCTCTCCAGCTTCAGCTTCTTCGGGTAGCCGGCGGCGTACGCGAGGAAGGCGATTTTCTGCAACGAGAAGCCCGGCGACAGGGAGGCGAATTCCACGACCTCCTTCTCGTTCCCGGTGATTTCGTCCTCCGTGTTCAGAATCTTGAACACGAGCATCCGGTTCGGGTAGCTCTTGGGGGACTTCTTCCGCCACCCCTTCGGCCCCGGCCTCCCCTTCGACTTCAGCGCGAGAGCGTACGCGCCATCATCGACGGGGAGTGACTGCGTGGGCTTCTGGCCCGGGTTGTACTCGATGACCTTCGCTTCACCTTTCGGCATGACTTGCTACCTTTCGTTTGGGTTGGACAGCGTGGGATGCGGTTTCGCATTCAACTGCGAGGGAGCTTCACCGCAAACCTCCCCTCGTACACTCCGCCTACTTCTTCTTGAGCGGCGGAGCCACCTTCGTGGTCTGAAGCTTCTTCTTGATGCCGCGCACCTCGGCAAGCATCTTCCCGAGGTTGGCAGGGTACGGCGACGGGAGTGCCCAGCGGCTCTTGCAAATCCAGTCGCCGGAGCGGTCGAGATGAAGGAGACCCTTCCACTTCTTCTCCAGCTTCCCGGTCTGCTCGTTCTTGACCGTGACCATCTTCGAAGTCATGCGCGCGATGATGTCGCACTGGCCGGGCATCCACTGCTTCGCCTTGCCCTGGAGGAACGGGCGACCTTCACCGCCGTCCTTCAGCGCTTGACCGCCCATCGTGTCCTCGTAGGTGGGTTGCGCCTCCCATGCGGTGAAGATGATGCTCTTGCCGTACTTCTTCACCGTGTCATTGCAGGTCATCTCCAGCGTGCGGAAGTTGGCGAGCACCTCCTGCCAGCCTTCGAACCCGAGCGCCTTCTCACCTTCGCCGTCGCTCAGGTAGTTCACGAGCTGGCCGCACATCACGGAGAGCCCGTCCACGGTGATGACCGTGACCGTCTTGTCCTGTCGGAGCTGCCGCACTGCGGAGGCGGCTTCCTCCACCGGGTTCTGCGAGTCGAGCAGCGCCACGCGAGCGTTCGGCGCGACCTGCGCGATGGAGTGCGCCTCGCCGGGCTCGGGAGTCACCCACGCAGCGCCCTCGCCTTTCCCCTCCGGCGTGAGCGTGAGCGCGAGTCGGGACTTCCCGACGCCGGTTTCACCGTAAACGAACGCGTAGATGACGCCCTTCAGCAGAGCGCCGGCTGTGGTCAGCTTCATGTTTGTTACCCCTGGGTAAACGGACAGCGACGTGGACGAGCAGCGGATGTCACCGCTCGGTTACTACTCGAAAGGCGACTTGAGGGAAACCTGGAGCGGGAAGAGGAGCTGACCACGACCCATCGCCCAGCGCAGGCGCTGGAGCAGCGCGGCGAGCGCCGGGTTGCTGAAGTCGATGCGGTCGGTGCCGCGCTCCTGCCCGACCAGCGGGCAGCCTTCGGTGTGCTCGGGGACGTTGCCCGCGTGGAACATGCACTGCTCGAAGCGCACCTTCTTGAGCGGTGACTCGATGACGTAGATGCCGTTCGGCTCCTTGCGCGTGAAGATGACCGGCAGCTCCTGCCCGAACTTCGGGCTGTGCCGAAACTCCACGCTGTACGTTCCGTTCGGGATGCAGCTCCGTCCCTTGTCCTTGACCTCGTCACCCAGGAACTTGTCCTCCAGCGTGTAGCACTGGAAGCCGCGGTTCCCTTCGTCCTTGGGGTTCAGGTACAGCTCTCCGATGGTGGACTTCTCGGACAGCCATCGCCGCCAGAGGTACAGCTTCAGCATGTCGTTCGTCATTGGCGCAGGTTCCTTCTACTTCACATCCAGGGTGGAACTTCCTTCCCGGGCTCCGGCTTCCACTTGATGACCGGAGTGCCGTCCTCGAATTCGTAGCCAAGCGCGCCGTCGCGTCCCTTCGTGCAGATGTCGCGGTAGCTGCACGGACCGTACGGGCGCGTGCAGTTCAGCCGGCGCTCCGGGCTCGCGTTCCAGTCGATGAGGGACGACTGCATCACCCAGGTCGTGAAGTCCTTGCGGAACCACGAGAGCGCGTGCTGCACAGCATCCACCGCGAGCACCGCACGCGGGTAGCAGCGAGCAGCATCCGTGTCCGTGGCCTTCTTCACCACGTCGTAGAGCAGCCCCTTCAGCGGGCCGAAGCGCTCGACCTCCTTCTTCGACCAAAGCGCCATGTAGAGCAGCGGCTGCCCGTGGAGCGCGTAGTTGTCCATGACCGCGTTCGCGGACTCGGAGGTGCTCTTGCACTCCCCGATGTAGATGTTGCCGCGCCAGCGCTCGACGGAGTCGAGCCGTGCGCCGCGCCACGCCCACTCCGGCGCTTCCTTGGTGAGCCCACGTGGCTCCAGCTCGTACTCCACCGCTAGCACCTCGGGCTTCGGGAGGAGCTTCCAGTGCTTCACGTACCCCTCGAAGGTCTTCTCTGCGATTCCGAGCGCACGCTGCGGCATCGGGCGGCGCGGGTACTTCGCGTCCCACGCGTCGCGGAACGCGCGAATCTGCTTCTTCCAGAGGTCGCCGCTGTACTTGTCGTTCAGCCACTGCGCGCGAGCTGCGTGCATGTAGAGCCCGACTGCGAAGTGCATCGGCACTTCTTCGCCGCGCAGCAGCATTCGGCGGACGCGTGCGAACTGGTACTCCTTCCAGCAGTGCGCAGCTCCGGGCTCGATGTTCGACCAGCCCTTCGCAGTGCTCTCCAGCTCCAGCTTGAGCAGTTTCCCTGGGGTCAGCTTCGTGGGCATGGGCATGAAGCTACCATCCTCTCCGCGCTCCGGCTTCGGCAGCCTCACGCTCTATCGTCTTGCGTCGTTTGGTCCCGCGGTCGCTTCGACCGCGGGCTTTCCACAGCATCCCGGGCCGCTCCACCAGTCGGTCGAGCAGGTTCTGAAGCACCTCAACGACCGCGTCCTGTTCCTCCGCGGTCAGTGAGCTGCCGTCGACCACTGCTCCACCTTCTTGGAGGAATGGGCGGGGGTTCTTAACCGCCCATTCCAGCCCGTTCTTCATCGCCAGCTCCACCGCGCTCGTCGCGAAGACGCTGATGCGTGCCTTGCGCTTTCGCTCAGCAAGTCGGAGAGCAAAGCTGCTCGCCGCTCGCTGAGCTTTCGCGTGGTGCATCGCGCGTACGTCGGCGGGTGTGAGCTGGCGAGCCATCAGATGATGCCGCTCGCCGCCAGCTTGTTCTCGACCTCGGCGGTGAGCACACGCGCCTGTTCGGCAGCGTCAGCGCGCTCCTTCTGGAGCAGCGCCTCCAGCTCCTTGATGCGCGTCTGCTGCTCGCCGCCCGCCTGCGTGTGGGCGGTAATCATGTCGCTGAACGACTGGCACTTCTCGAACAGCTCCTTGTTCTGCTCCGCGAGCATCAAGAACTTGGGCTTCAGCTCCGCCAGCTCGCGCTCCTTCTCGGAGGCGTAGCGTTCGGTCTCGCGCATGTCGTGCGCCATCTCCGCTCGCGCACGCCCCTGCTGAAACGCCCAATCCAACGCCTCGTTGATTCCGTGCAACCCCATGCTCCGCTCCATCGTGAGTGCTCCGTTCACTGCATCTGCGAGGCGCGTGTTCGCCATCAACCTGCGCCCCAGCCTCTCCCTCTTGTTCTCATCCGGTGCTGCCATGTTCATCACTCTTCTCCCTTCGCGCGTGCTGCTGCATACATCTTTTCGAGGACGTTCTCCACGTCCGTCTTCGTGAAGCTCAGCGCTTTGTTCAGGTCGACCTTCGCGCTTTCACTCGTCCCTGCCAGCGCCATCTGCTCCTTGAGCTTGTGCTTCATCAGGTCCACGAAATACTGGTCGCCGGTTCCCTTCGCGACGATGAAGCGCACGGTGATGGTGCCCGTGTTCCCCATGCGTGCAGCGCGGGCGAGCCCCTGTCGAATCTCGTCGGGACCAAACGGCAGTGCTGCGAACGTGACGCACTTCGCCCACTGAAGGTTCGCGCCTTCCTTCAGCGAGCCCAGCGTGGCGATGACCATCGGCAGTCGCTTCGCGACGCTCTCGCGGTGAACGTACTCCGCCACCTTCGCGAGTCGCTTGTCCGCGTTGGCGACCTCGCTGTGGATGAGCAGCGGCTGGCACTCCTTCGAACGCACCGCCTCCACCAGCTCAGAGGCGTGCTTCTTCGTGAGCGTGAACACGAGGCTCGGGATGCCGGCACCAACCTCGTTGCGCAGCAGGTCGATGGTCGCCTCCATCTTCGCATCCGCGAGAGCCTCCGCGTACCGCATCAGCGCGACGCCTTTGACGAGGAAGCTGCGGAGCGCTGCGTGCCCCTTGCGGACCTCCACCCAGGTGGTCTGCATCTTCGTCTCAAACGGGCGCTCGTTGTTCGGGATGTCGTCCCACGTGCGGCGGTACGCGAAGAACTTCATTCGCTCGCGCAGCTCCGCCTCGTTCGAGAGCTTCCCCGGCACCAGATAACCGAGGTCGTTCTCGGAGGCGCTGGCGTACCTGCGGATGAAGCTCTTGTAGTTGCCGAACGCGCCCGGCTGAATGAGGTTCAGTACCGGGTGCAGCTTCGCGGCGTTGTTCACCAGCAGGTCGCCGGTCAGCGCGATGCGGCCCGCGGCGAAGGTCGCAGCGGCGTGAACGGACTCCGTGCGCTCGGTCTTGTACCCGCGGAGGTTGTGCGCCTCGTCGAAGACGAGCAGGTAGCTCAGCCCCTGCTCCTGCATGAAGTCCATCGCGCGCTCAGCGTCGTGGTAGTAGGCGACCACCCACGGTGCAACGCTGCCGGCGTACGGGTCGCCGTACGTGCGGTGCTTGTCGCCCGGTCGCATCTCCAGCACCGGAGCCGGCGCGCGCCCTATGTCGAAGCTCTCCGTCCAGCGGCGAATCTCGCTCGTCCACTGCGGTCGGAGGAACGCAGGGCAGAGCACGAGCTTCGCGTGCTTGTGCCACTGAAAGGTGCAGGCAGCAGCGACAGCCTGCACGGTTTTCCCCAGCCCCATGTCGTCGTGACAGAGCGCGCCGTCTTCAGCAACCCGAGCGAGCTTGAACGCGCCGACCTGCTGGAACGGAGCGAGCTGCGACTTCGGGAACAGCGGCTCCTTCATCGCGGTGTTCGGTGGCGTGTAGCCCTCTGCGCCGAAAACCTTCGCGACCGTCCAGAGCGCGTGGTCTTGACCTTCCACCTCGCCGGTCTCGTGGTCGACACGCGCGCCCGGGATGTTTCCCACGCGCCCCTTCTCGCCGGGCGTGAGCGCACGCTTCATCGGGCGGAGAACCCCGTCCACGTACTTGAACAGCGGCGGGAATGGGCCGAAGCCCTTCGTGGCGGGCTTCATCAGTCGAGCCCGGTGTTCGGTGGTGCAGTGCGGAACAGCTTCGCGATGCGCTCGAACGTTTTCGCCATCTGCTCGCGACAGCTCTGCGACTTCGGGAGCCAGAACGCCACGCCGCTTCGGTCGTCGTCGAGAGGCGGATGGCGCAGCTTGCTGGAGGAGTGCGGCATCAGCATCGCAGCGTGGTACTCGATGCCGGTGTTGGACTTCTTGACGACGTGCTGCACTTCGCTCGTCAGCTCTTGGCTGTAAATGTTGACTCTCATTTCTTCTTCTCTCCCTGTTTGAACGGCAAGTACGGCTGTGCGACGTGAAACCTGTATCCGCTGCTCAGCTTGCCGGCACCGCACCAGCTCATGCTGCCGGTGTCCCAGCACATGCGGCGCTTGGTCGACTCCGGCATCTGCTTCGGGACGGGAATCGTGCTGCCGCCGCAGAGCTGGCACGGCTTACTCTTCGGCACGCGTGACCTCCACCAGCTTCCCGTCGTGGTCGTACGTCCCAAGGAACTGCCTTCCGCGCCAGCACTCGATGCGGTAGTGCTGCACGCCGATGCCGGTGTCTGCGTGGTCGTCCTTGATGCACCGCACCCCAGCCAGCAGCTCCATGAACGCGCCGCAGATGTGCAGCTCGGATTCCTCGGGCTCGACTAGCACGATGTACTTGGCCTTGGATGCGCTCACGGTTTCCTCCACGTCCACTGCCGCGCCGGGAAGTCCTTGTACTCGGACGTGTAGTAAAGCCCCCCGGTCGGAGACTTGTTCACGAGATGTCCCGCGTCCATCATGCCCCACAGCGCCGACGTGCCTCGGACACGGTTGAATGAAGCTCGGTCAGACGCTCGTCCACCACCAGACTCGCCGCCGCCCTTGTTCATGTGGTGGACCAGCAGGCAGCAGCTCCCCACCTCCAGAGCTGCGTCGCGCAGCGGGATGAACGGGCGAATCATTCGCGGGTCGTTCTCGTCCTGAGAGTGCGCGTTCACCAGTGGGTCGACCACCATCAGGATGGGCTTCAGCGTGAGCATCAGCTCCACCGGGTCGCACCCGCGCTGTGGCTCGTCAACCTGCCAGTAGTGGGCGGTCTTCGCCATTACCACGTGCGTCTCACGCGGCTTCAGCGGTCGCTTGAGGATGCGTTTCTCGTACATCACGCGCAGTCGCCCGGCTGACTGCTCATACGCGATGTAGAAGACGGTCCGCCGCTCCTTCGCGACCACGGCTTTCTTGCCGTACCGGAAGTTCGGCACTGGGTGCCCGTCACCCAGTGCCGCAGCCATGCACATCGCGAGCGTGGTCTTCAGCGTCTTCGCTTCACCGGCCAGCAGCACCATGCCGGGCAGCAGCAGGCCGGGGAGAATCCACCGCGGCGGGTCAGGGTTCACTCGCGCCAGAGGCACGAGCTTGCTCTGCCACCGCTCCCACGCTTCGAAGTGCTCGCTCACGCGGTCAGTCTTTCTTCGGGTTGCCGGTCTCGTCGAGCCCTTCGATGACGGGCTTGTCCGATTCCGCCTGCCGCAGAATGTCCTGCGCCGTGCGCCGCGCTTCCTCCGCGCTCACGCTGTCCGCTGCCACGTCGGGCGCGTAGCGGATGGTCGCCGCTTTCTTCTTCTCGGCGGGCGTCTTCGCCTGCGCGATGTGCAGCAGGCTCATCGTGATGGCGACCGCGAGCGCCTCTCCGTTGCGGTTGACGAACGCGACCTGCTCACCGGTCAGCCGGTCCTCCGGCAGCGTGCCCACCGTGCTGTCCTCGATGACCAGCATGGTGATGACGCCGTCCGACTTGCGGCTGAAAACCTTCGCCTTGGTCATCAGCCGAACCACTGTCTCTCGTACGTTGCTCATGTGCTTCTCCTGTTCCTGCGTGGGTTACAGCTCGATGTTCTCCAGCGCAGTGACGAGCGCATCGCGCTCCTCGTCCTCCTGCTGGTTCAGCGCTTCGAGAGCGTCATCGTCGACGAACTGGTAGTAGAGCTGCCGGAGCGTCATCCGATATCCGGCGTTCTGGTACTCCGCGACTACTCCGTTCGCGCGAGCGATGATTTCCAACGTCTCAGGCTTGAAGTTGATGTCTTGGAACTTCTGTCGTGCCACGGCGCAGACTCCTTGTTGGGGCTGTCAGCTCAACAGCCAATGAAGGGTGGCGATGATGACCACCCAGATTGCGACGGTTAACAGCGCATCTACCACGTGTTCTCGGAAGGTCACGACACGAACCGCTTCAGCGTCGCGCGCAGCATCGTGCGCGTGCGGCTGTACTTGCGGAGGTGATTCGGGCTCCGCTTGTAGTGGGCGCGGACGAACACCGGCTGGGCGGCGGAGGTCGGGAGCTTCAAGCGAACGCAGTCGCAGCTATAGGCGTGACCGTTGAACCCCAGCCCGAAGGGAGCGCGCTTCTTGGTCGTCATGGTGGCGTCTCCTCAGACCTTCTCGATGCTGAGGCTCTCGGACTTCTGGAGCCGCGCCTCGTCGATGACCTTGGCCGGGTCCGCCTTGGGCATCTTCTCCTTGATGATGGCGATGGTCATCTGCTCGTTGTACTCGTACGTGGTGACCGGGTTGCAGAGCTTGAGCCAGTCGACGCCGAGCTTCTCCGCGAGCTGCTTCACGTCCGCCATGCCGGGCGCGTTGCCCATCTTGTGGCGCTGCACTTCGCGCTCCGCCTTGTACGTCTCGCCGCCGTAGTCGAGCACCAGCTCCGTTAGCGGCTCCTTCACGCGCTGCCCGTCGCGCTCGACCTCGTGCTCGCGCATGTGCTCCTTCAGCGCGGTGTTCACCATCTTGCGCATGTCGTCGATGGGCTTCTTCCACAGCTTGTCGATGATGTAGTAGCCGGCCTGCATCATCGGGAGCGTGACGTGCTCGCCGCTCAGCAGCGAAGCGAAGTTCTCCATCGCCTTGATGACCGCGTCGCTCGCGGCCTGCATCTGCTGCGCGCGAGTGAGCTTCCGCTCGGGCTCCTGCTTCGTGAGCGCCGAGCCGACGTAGTTGGTCGGCTTCTGACCTGCGGCGCGGGCGGTGACAGTCTTGGACGGCTTCTCGTTCTTGGGGTTGCTCATCTGCTGGTCTCCTGACCACGTTTGCCGGTTGGCACCATGCCCACCGGGTGCTGCTGAAAGATGCGCCCGGGTTCACGCCTTACCGGGCATGGCGCTAGTACGGGGTTCGAGCCTGCTTTCGCAGCTACCGGTCATTGCCGGCCACCCGCCTTGTAGACCTTCAATCCTCTGCGGCGCTCACGCGCCCTTCCTTCCGCCTCGCCACGCCGTCCATCCGATTGCACGGACGGCACGCAGGGCGGAGCTTCACTCCCCGCTTGTACTCCTCCACGTAGCGGTCGACGCGGGCGTCATACCGGAACTGCTTCGCGCGCCAGCGCTTGCCGCGTTCGTGGTCGACCTCCAGCTCAGAAAGGCGGTGCGTCTTCCCGCAGATTGCGCAGTGCGGCTTCGCCGTCTTCGACTTCTTCGCCTTGAACCGGTCGAGACAGAGCTGCCGAATCAGCTCCCGGTGCAGCTTCTTCGCGCGGCGCATCCGGCGCTGCCGGTACTCCCTGCGCTGCTCCGGCGTCGTTCGCTCGCTGTACGGTTTCTGCTCTCGCGTCATCGGTGTGCTCACTCTGCCTGTTCGTCCACCACCCGTCAAGGGGCGAATCGCCACCCGTCGTCATCGCAGCACCCGAAGTCGATGCACGCGTTGTCGGAGCTGCGACGTTCACAGCAGCGCGGGTACTCGCACGCCCAGCTCAGCGTGCCCGCGTCGAGTGCGGCGGAGCTGTTCGCCCCGCCACACGCCACCACCAGCATCAGGACGAGCGCGCGCATCACTTCAGCTCCTGCACGCCGTCGAAGTTGATGTTCACCACGCCGTGTTCGGTCATCTCCACGAGCGTACGGAGCTTGACCTTTGTCTGCACGAACAGCTCGACTTCCTCGCCCATGAAGCGCTCAATCCAGAGGCGCAGCACGACCTGCCCTTCACCGTCTCGCAGCTCCACGGAACGCGGCAGCTCCTTGAGGTTCAGCGCACGCAGCTCTGCGCTCAGCCCCTCGATACGTGCGGCGTGGTCACGCTGCGCTGCGGCACAGCGCTCAGCCGCTGCGGCGTCAGCCTTGGCGCGAGCGCGCGCCTTTTTTGCGTAGCGCTGCACCAGCTCCTGCACTCCCTCCTCTGCGGTCTTGCCGTTGTAGTTGAACCAGACGTGCTCACCGTACCCGTAAGCGCGCTTCTCCCACTTCAGGTCTAGCTCAGTGCGCCACTGGAATTCACCGTAAACGCGACGACCCTGCTGGACGATTCGGTATCGCTGGGGAATCGTGACGTTCATCGTGCGGCACGTCGCCTCGAACATCTCTCGCAGGTTCGGAATCTTCGGGGTGCTCATTAGGGCTTCTCCTTCCTCGGGTGTTCTCCACGGCTGATGCTCAGCAGCGCATCAACCCAGCTCGTGTCACCGGGCATGGTCTGCCACACCCGGGACACCTCCTCGTCTTCTTCGCGCGACACGACGCCCACGAAGTCGCCAGCGCTGGAGCGGTTCTCCCAGATTTTGCGAGCACGCTGCGGCGTCAGCCACGTCGGCTCGAATTTCTTCTCGCCCCTCGCGTTGCAGCACAGCTCATCATGCTTTCCGGTGCGGTCGAACGAGTCGCACGCCTTGCCTAGCCAGTTGTTGCAGTTGCGGCGCATGGCTTAGCTCTCCTCCCCGTCGTACATCACGGTGTACTCCAGCACGTCGCACGCGGGGTGACCCCAGAGGTCGCACGTGTGGCTGAAGTAGCTCTCCCCGTCGCAGCTCACGATGCGCCCGGGAGCCACGTAGTCCTCTGCCGCCTTCAGCCACTTCATGTCGTCGTCTTCCAAGCCGCTCACGTCTCCGTTGATGAGGGCGCTGGCGAGGTAAGCGGGCAGGGTTACCGTCTCCGTGCGCCACTTGCGGTTCGGTTCCTTGAAGCCGTACCGCTCGCACAGCGCGTCGTAAATCTCCCGCCCGTTTTCGGTGAGCGTCTCCGTGCTGAGGTTCGGGCGGGGCTTGAAGCCCAACCGCGAGAGCTGCACGGAAGTCGCTTCGCGCCGTCGAGCGTTGCTCGGACGCTCGCGTACCCACCCGCCACTGTTCCAATCCCATTCGAGGCAGGCATACGCTTCGCAGATGTCGAACCGGTCGAAGGTAGGCATGGGTCAGCTCTCCACCGTGAAAGCCGCGCGCGGCGAGGTGCTGCCATCCGCTCCGCGCGGAACGCAGACGTACACGTATGCTTCGGAGTTGCTTCGCGGGAGCGAGCCCTCGAAGAAAGCCCCGCGCCAACCGAGTTTGCGCGCCAGCGCCAGCGCTACGAGCCGCGCGTTTGCGGACGGCTCGACCGCGTAGTCCTGCGCGAGCGTGACGCTCCCCGCGTCGCACTTCGCACGCCAGCGGGAGCCGCGGGTGTTCGTCGGCGGGATGTACTTCACGGTAATTGCTTGCATGTGTCTATCTCCGTTCAGCGCTGGACAACATGCCCAACGTGGCAGTGCAGCTCTTAGCTGTTCGTCCACCACCATGTCAAGATGCGAGCGCGCTCGCACCCTCACAAAGTGCGCGGCGAATCGCCCAGCCGCGCCGTGGGTTCGGAGAGAAAGGTCAGTCGAAGTCAGGGTCACTGCTGACGGGCTTGCCGAAGCGGTTCAACCCGTAGAGAAAGAACCCCGGGTTGAGAGAGTCGCTGCTGGTCTCCGCCCAGCGCGCCTCACCCGAGATGAACCCCGCGACCACGGCTTGCTTGACGGCGTGATAGTCACCCTCGAACACTTCCGGTGAAGTCCACACGCTGCCGTCTTTCTGGCGCTGCTTGAGCACGTACCGGTAGGCGTTCACAGCGTGAAGCTCCCGTGAACGAGGCGGCGCTTCGCCACGTGGCTGGCGATATTCACCGCCATCAGCGAGTCAGCCGCTTCCACTGCGGCGAAGTCGATGCGGTCGCCGTCGACCGCGTGTGAGCCCCGCTTGCCGTGTTCCTCCGCCGCCTGCCGCGCGAGGTCGAGCGCGCTCTGGAGCGTCAGCTCCGCAGGGTACAGCGGCATGACGTGCTGATGCCCGTCGCGGTACGTCACCACCACAAAAACCTGATTCGTCATTCGTCTCTCCGATGCCGCACCGCTGGTCACCATGACCAGCGGGCAGGGCGAAGCGGCGAGGTAGCTCGCCGCTCACCCTGCTGTCAGCTCACTTCGGCCAGCCGTTCATCAGGACTTCACCGGACATGCGCTGAATACGGAGCGTGTCTTCCCAGCTCCGTTTCTCGCGCGTGTCCGCCGCCACGATGGCGAGCGCTGCGGCGAAGTGCGCGGCGCTCCCGTGCGGCAGCGAGCGGAGGCGAGCGTCATCCGCGATGACCGCGGCGAGCGCCTTGACCAGCTCCGGTTCATCGCCCGCGGGAACGCCCGCTTCCTGGAGCGCGTCAGCGAGCACGCGCACCGCGAAGTCATCGGCCACAGTCGCCTTGCACAGAGGGACGAGCGCCGCGAACACCTCGCCGCGTGCTTTCTCCCACCGCTCAGCGAGCACGCGCGAGCCAGCGAGCGCGACCTCGATGTCTGCCGCGATGCGTTGCTGCGCAATCTCGCCGCGCCGTTCCTCGCTGATGCGGTTGCCGCTGCTGGAGCTGTAGCGCGGCAGCGTGTGACGGCGGCGAGTGGTCGCACTGTTCTCGGCGGCGAGACGCACGATGCGCTCGTACCGCTCGCCGCTGGGCATGACCACGGTCGCGTCGAGCACAGCGAGGCGGAGCGCCGCGGAGAATGAAAGCGAGGCGCATCCCGTTTCGCTGTTCTGGAGGTAGAACGAGAGCGCAACGTCAGCGTTGCCCGCGTCCAAGTCGAAGCTGCCGTGAGTCACATCCCAGCCGCGAGACACGCGAGCGCGGACCGGTGTCTCGTCAAGCTCTGAAATCACTTTGAGCACAGCAGCGTCATCGAAGTGTTTCAGCGAGTGGCGACCGCTGACGACCGCGCGGATGGCGGGGTTCATGCTGCCGTTTGGAGTGCGAGCGCGGAACATGCGGAGGATTCCTTCCTCAGTGCGCGGGCGCTGCGAGGTGCGGACCACGTCCGCCCAGCCATGATGACGCGTGAGCGGTGAGAGCCAACGCAGGGCGTTGGCGACACCCGCGGGAGCGCCCTGCGCACGCATCAGCGAGACGAGTTGAGACCACGCATGCGGCGTGTAGCAGGCTCCGCCCTGCCCACGGACCAATGCGCCATCGCGGTGGTCGACGCTGAGAGAGTGCAGCGAGCTGATGGGCACGTCGCGGAGCTGCTGTTCCTCGATGCGCTCCGACCACTGCCGCATGACCTCGCTGAAGTCCCCAGCGGGGACGTAGACGGCGGGGCCTTCATGCGTCAGAGCGGCGTCGAATTCGAACGGCTGACGAGTGAGAGCCGCTGCCACAGCGGCGGGCGGCGGGGGAACGGCGCGAAGTGCGGCAGTCATTTCCAGGTCTCTCCGATGCGCAAGGCTCCGCTGGGCACCGTGCCCAGCGCGCTTGCTGCCGCAGCGCTAGTGCAGAACAAATACCAGCGCCACATGACACACGCAAGTGCGCAGACGTGTTCGGAGTGCGAGTGAAAACTGCAAAACATGATGACATAGCTTCCCGTGCCAAGGTGCGAGCATGCATGCTCCACATGGTGCATGCGCGCTGCAGTGCTACCAGGGCGCATGGTCGAGTGTCCGAGCGTGCATGACGGGCGCTGACGTACGAGCGCCGGGCACCCGCTGCCGCCGCTCCCGCGGCGTGAGCAGCGGCGCACCCGTGCCGCACCGCTCACGGCGGAGCTTCGCCCGCGGAGCGGGCGGTGAGCACCCGACACCCCTCCCGCGCCGCGCACCCCACGCCCTGGGCGGTAGCCCCGGGGCGCGGGGGCGGGAACGCGAGCCTTCACTCCGCGCGTGCGCGCGTGAACGCGCACGCGATGACCCCCGCCCCCTGCGAGCCCCCCACCGGGGGGCTGGCCGGGGGCCGTATAGGTCCGCACCTTGGTTGACCCCTCAATGCTCCATATCCTATACACACCACACACCACCAACATCACAACACCCTAGCCCCCCTAGAGGGGGCTAGGGTTGGAGCCACAGGGAGGAAAGATGAGTGAGAGAGAACAGAAGGGCTACAGCGTGTTCGGACACCCGGGCACTCGGTTCAAGGTCAAGAAGATGTCGGACGGGAAGTGGGGCTGGGAGGTCTACGCGTGGAAGAAGGTTCTCGTGGACGGGACCGAGGACACGAAGGAGGCAGCGGAGAAGGCGATGATTCGCGCCGCGGGGAAGGTGCTGCTGAAGACCGCGAAGCAGGGCGCTGACCGCTCGAACCTCTACAACAAGCTGAAGGGGTTCTGCCGGAAACGCCCGTGGCTGAGCATCTTCGTGTTCGACGCCATCGTGAACGACATGGACCTGAGCACCATCATGGAGGCGGCGGCTGAGGAGGAAGAAGCTCGGCACGCCGCTGCGGTGGAGAAGCTCGGCATTGAGCCGCTGGACCTTCACCCGCTGGCGAAGCCGGCGAAGAAGGTCGCGGAAGCCATCTGGGAGACCGTCGAGAAGCTGGGCTGGGACCGGCAGCGCGTCGACCGCTTCGCGCGTGACTACCTCGGAACGGCGTACAGCAACCCGGAAGCAGCACGCCCCATCGAGGTGGATGCAGGAAAGAAGAAAAAGCGCGAAGCTGAAGGCGAGGAGTAAACGATGGGACGTGCACAGGGCACGAAGCACAACTCGGCGTTGGCGGTGTGGCTGAACCGCGTTGGGATGACGAGCCGCGAGTTTCAGCGGCGGCTCGGAGACAAGAGCATGAGCCGCCTCTCGCGGTGGCTGTCCGGGGAGGAATTCCCGGGGCTGCCGATGGCGTACGAAATCGAGCGCATCACGGAGGGCGGCGTCCCGATGGAAGCGTGGCTCGCGAGCAAGGGAGCACGCGCCATCCTGAAGACGATGCGCGACAAACAGCCCGAGGAATTCCGCCCGGCGAAGGACGACCTAGAAGACGCGGAGGAGTAATGCACTGCTCGTTCTGTAGTGACCTGCGGCTTGTGACGAAGGTCGAGTACGAGCCACAGCTCCCTGACCTCTTCGTGCCGACGCACATCACGCCACAGACCTTCAAGATTCGCACGGTGAAGATTCCGTGTCCGGTCTGCGCGTGCGCTTTCGCGCACCGCCCGAAGCCGCTGTTCCCGATGAGAGCTGCACGAGGAGTGAACTGATGGCGCTGCGCGAAGGAGCTGAACGGTTCTTGAAGTGCCCGCGGAGGCACCCGCTGCCGCACCGTGTGCAAGGACGCGGGCGCTGCACGCCAGACGAGTGCTGCGAGAAGCGCGGCGGAGCCCACTCCGCGGTGAGGGAAGCGAACAAGCTGGGGCCAGACGGTGGGAAGAAGACACCCGAGGCAGTCGCGTACGCGGAGGAGACGGAGCGGCTGCTGGACGCTCGCGGGCGCATGGCTGCATGGGACGACGTTCACCCGCTCCCGAAGCCGGCGACCGCGCCTGTCTTCAAACAGGGCGATTCGGTGTTCAAGTACCTGCGCGAGCGCACCGCACAGGCAGCGCCGCTGGCGCTGGAGCGCATCATCCGCAAGGCGCTGCTGGTGCCGGGACCGGCTGGCGACGCGGCAGCGGACAACATCCTGGACCGCATGGGCTTCACGCGGCGGGGAGACGCGCCAGTCGAAATCAACGGTCCGGTGAGCATCATCAACCTGGACCCGAGCCGCATTCCGCTGCTGGCACAGAAGACGCAGGTGAAGCAGATTCAAGGTGAAGTTCTCACGCGCCGTACACAGGGAGACGTGCATGGAACTGGAGAAGAGGTTTCTGGTGAAGAGGAAGGGGGAGATGGTTTGGCTGCCGGCGAAGGAGCTGACGGAGCCGGAGCTGGTGAAGGAGTACGAGAAGCTGAACCGGAGGAGGAAGGGCGGAGTGAATGACGTGAAGTTTCTCGTCGCTGAACGAGAGCTGGAGCGTCGCGCTGCGAACAGCATGGAGGTGGGGCTGTGCTGAAAATGGTGAAAATGCTGACGGATGAACAGCTCAACCCGATGCGAAGGGGAGCCCCGCTGCTCGCTGAAGCGTATCGTGCGCTGCGGAATCAGGTGCAAGAGGTGATTGCGCCGATGCTGGCGGCGAGCACGGAGAGCCTGAAGCTCGCGCGTGAAGCATTGCAGAAGGAGCAGGCGCGCGTGAAGGAGCTGGAGTTACAGCTCGACGAAGCCAAAGCCGGATGGAAGGATGCAAGCGAAGCTCGTGACGCGGCGTGGGCAGAGATTGAGGGATTGAAAGAACGCCTGTAGTCTGCCGCTTCATGCGGCTGTCCCGAATCGAGAAGATGCGGCTGGAGTCTCAGCCGGTGCTCACTGCGCAGCAGCTCAGCTCCTTGGAGGAGCTGGCTGCGCAGATGATGGGTGGACCCCTCCACAAGACGCAGAGCGAGTACATCTTCTATGACGACAAGGTGAGCTGGCTGACCGGGCCTATCGGCACCGGCAAGACCGCCGCCGCAGTCGCGCGGATGACGATTCCCGCGCTGTGCTTGCCCGGCAGCTCGTGGTTCGTCGGGCGCGCGGTGAAGTGGACGCTCGAAGAGACGACCCTGAAGGAGTACCTCTCCATCTGGTCTAGGTTGGGTCCGGGGCTCATCGTCGACAAGCAAGAGAGCCCCATCATCAAGTATTGGCTCGCGCCGGCTGTGCCCTCACCGGACGACGGCAAGGCTGAGCCGGTTGAATTCATCTTCCACAGCATTGACGACCTGGAGAAGCTCGGCGGCACGGCGTTCACCGGAGTGGAGGTGGACGAAGCGAACGAGATTACCCAGCAGCAGGCTGCGACGCTGGACGCGCGTCTCCGCAAGCGCCTGCGGTGGCAAAAGCAGCCGGTCGGACCCTTCTACCTGAACTTCGTGAGCAACCCGGTGCGCCGCTCGCATTGGCTGCACAAGATGTTCTGCGGCGAGGAAGACTGTGACCCGGTGCCCTGGGGACGGAAGTTCCTCGCGGACAAGAAGGAGAACGAGGCGAACCTCCCGCCCGGCTACTACGAGGACCGCGCCAAGGGCATGACACCGGAGATGAAGCTGCGCTTCATCGAGGGGCAGTGCGGCCCGGACCCGGCAGGCGAGGGTGTGTTCGTGCAGGAATGGGATAACAACCTGCACGTACGCGACGGGCTCGCGAAGAACTACACGCGTGGCTTGGGAGGCATTCGCGGGTGGGACTTCGGGCGGCGGCGTCCCGCGTGCGTTATCGCGCAGAAGCAGCGCAATGGGCAGGTGTGGCGTCTGGCGGCGCAGATGGGCAACAACGAATCGCTGGAGAACTTCGGGCGCAAGATTCTGGCGCGGTGTGGAGAGCAGTTCCCGGGCATCACGTCTTGGACGGACTTCTGCGACCCTCACGGCGACGCGAAGCGAGACGTGTCCGAGCAGACCAGCCTCGACGTGCTGCGCAGCTTGGGTGTCAATCCGCGCTCGCGGCACCACAGCATCGCGACGCGGTTGGAGCTGATGAGCAAGGGGCTGACGACTCTCGTCGACAAGAAGCCGCGCAGTCTCTACGACCGTACGAACTGCGGTCTTTTGATTGAAGGTTACGGCGGTGGTTACTGCTGGCCCCCGGCGAGCCCTACGACCGGTGCAATCAAGGACAAACCGCTCGCAGATGGGTGGTATGAACACCCGATGGACGCTGACGGATACATTGAAGTTGGGCTTGCAGGACCGCTCGTGGATACTTCGAAGTTTCCGACGAAGCTGCACAAAGTGCGGAACCCGTACACGGGCCGCTGAGAAGTTGCACGTCGGCTCGACTCCACATAGCGTCAAGTCAACTCTTTTCGGAGGTGGTTCACATGGGTGTCACTGCAATCGCGAACGCGTTTCAGGACCAAGCGCAGCGCGACATTCTCAACCTGCTGTTCGACGAGCTGACCGCGGTGCGCAAGATGCTGGGTGCGGCCACGGGTGGCACTGGCGCTGGCGCGCTCGTCGGGTCCGAGACGTACGACACGGCGAACCTCGTGGACGGGGCGGGTGCTACGTCGACCGGCGCGACTGTGACCGGCGCGGCGCTGGGTGACCTCGTGCTCGGCTCGATGAGCGTGGACGAGGCGGGCATCACCGTCACGCACTACGTGAGCGCTGCCGACACGTGCAAGACGCGCATCCAGAACGAGAGCGGCGGTGCGGTGGACCTCGCGTCCGCGACCATTCGCTACCTCGTCATCCCGTCGCGCGCCGTCGCGCAGGCGCTGGCGGCGATGCTGCTGACGAAGACGTAAGCGCTGAGCGATTCCCCCCTTCGCTCCGCAGCTTGAAGCCCCCGCGCGAACGGACAGCCGCGCGGGGGCTTCGCTTTTTGAGGTACGGTGCTGGGTATGGCCTACGGCGACCAGCAGAAGGCGGTGAAGAACTACGCTGAGAGCGAAGAAGTTCGCGCTCGCGTGAAGAAGGAAATCATCCCGCTCATGGATGAGTGCCGGCAAAGCCGCTCACAGTTGAACTTTGACTGGGCGCGCTACCACAAGGCATGGAGCAAGGAGCACGAGTTTCAAGCCTACCAGGGCAAGTCCAACATCTACATACCGGCGACGAAGAAGGTCGTGGAGACGCTGGTCGCGCAGACCGTCGCAGCAACCTTCCCCGGCGACGAATTCTTTGCCGTGGAGCCCGAGCGCGACGAATACGGCGCGATGGCCGCTGACGTTCAGGTGCTGGAGCAGAACCGCGCTGAGGACGCGAAGATTCGCCAGCACGCCGAGGCGTACTACCGGCAGCTCTTTATGAAGGGGAATTCCCCCGCGCGCATTCACTGGAAGTCGAAGAACTACTCGACCGTGAAGCGGAAGAAGGCGGTGGAGAAGGAAGACGAGCTGTACGGCTTGCTGAAGAAGCCGGAGCTGGCGGTGGGCTACGAGGGTCCGTGCTTCACGCCCATCCCGGTGGAGAACTTCTATGCGTGGCCGGCGACGGCGAACAGCTTGGAGGACGCTGACGGCGTCTTCGAGGACTTCACGAGCACGAAGCGCGACCTGATGCGGAAGGCGGCGCAGGGCGTGTACGTGAAGTCAGAGTGTGAAGCCGCTGGCTCCGCGGTGAACCCTGAGAAGGAGATGGCGGACCAAGCTCGCCTCGCGTCGCAGGGCATCAGCCCGCCGCAGGCGGAGCAGACCACGGTCAAGTACGTGGATTGCTCGCACGTCTTCTGCGAATTCGACCCGGATGCGAAGGAAGAGGAGGCGGAGAAAAACCCGCGCCCCTTCTGCATCACAGTGACGAAGGATGGGAAGGTTCTGCGCGTGGTGGAAGCGCACTACACGAGCCCGGGCGCGTGTCACCCGTACGTGCTCGGACGACTCGGGCAAATCGTCGGGCGGCTCTGGGGCAGCGGCACGGTCGAGGACATCTATCCTCTTCAGCTCCTGCTGAACGACCAAGTGAATCAGGCGATGGACATCGCGACTTGGGTTCTGAACCCGGGCATCGTGAGCAACCCGAACGTGCTGATGACCGCGGTGACCGAATTCGAGCCCGGCTTCCAGGTGCTCGCGACGGACATCAACAACGCGTTGAAGGAGTTTCGCCCGCCGCAGGAGATGATTCAGAGCAGCGCCGTGCTGATGACGCAGACGCAGAGCTGGCTGAACGACTTCGGCATGGCTCCTCCGGTGCTGCAAGGTGGAAGCGCTCCGGGCCGCGCGTTCCGCACGGCGACCGGCATCGGCACTGCGCAGAAGAACGCGGAGACGCCGCTCCAGCAAATCGTGCGGTCGCAGGAGACCGACACGTGGCAGCCGACGATGAAGCGCTTCTGGGGTCTCGACCAAGTCTTCGCGAAGGACCCGGTGGTCATCTCCGCAGGGGGTCCGTTCGCGCTGGCGGCGAAGAAGACCATCAATCCGATGTCGCTGTACGGCGACTATCGCTTCCGATGGAACGCCTCCACGCAGTTGATGAACGTGCAGGTTCGCGGGCAGCAAATCATGCAGGCGTTGCAGGTGCTGGGGAATCCGCAGACGATGCAGGCGCTGATGCAGTTCGGCGTGCGTGTGAACCTGATGCCGCTGATTCAGCGGCTGCTCCGCGACGTGTTCGGCTTCCGCGACACGGACAAGATTCTCGTGCAGAGTCCGCAGCAGCCGCCGATGCCGGGCATGCCTCCGCCGCAGCCCGGCGCGGAGCCGCAGCAGCCGGTGCAGGACCCCGGCAGCTTGAACGGCGCGCAGCCGGGTCTAGACCCGAGCGGTGCGTTCGGAGCTGTGCGGCAGGAGGCGAATCTCCTCGCTGCCGGCGAGGGCGAGAACAACCTGCCCGGCGAGGAAGAGGAGCCCGACCCGTTCCTCAGTTGACCACGGGAGTAGTGGTGGGCGAAGCTGCGCCGCATGACAGGGAAAATCGAAGGGCTTCCAGACGACTTGCTGACTGCTCCCCCCGACAAGCGGCAGACGTCGCTTGAAGCGGCGATTGAGCAGGTGGACAAGGTTGACTTCTCCACGAAGGAGAAGCGCGCCGAGCTGAAGCGCCACATCACCACGCTGCGCGACTCCGTGGTTTGGAGCGTGTTCCGCGCGCAGCTCATCGAAGCGGAAGCTCAAATCGAAGCGTTCATCCGAGACAGTTCGAGCCCCAACGAGCTGCTGAAGTGGAGCGGCGAGCTGAAGATGGCGCGGAAGATGAGAGAATGGCCGGAGCTGACGTTGAAGCGAATCGCCATGATGGACGCGCAGGAAGAGAAGAAAACCAACAAGGAGAAGACCGATGCCGAACGAAAATAACCAGAACCCGCCCGGAGTCTCGGACCTGCCGACTGGGCAGCAGCCCCCCGCTCAGCAGCCGCCCGCGGGTGGCGACCTCGCCGCTCGCCTCGCTGCGATGGAGCAGCGGGAGAAGGAGTGGCAGGCGAAGGAAGGCCAGTACATCGAGGCGCTGAACAAGCTCGCGGAGCGCGTGCAGGCGACCGACAACGACGGCGGGCGGAACCAGCGCGAGGAAGCGCCGCCCGACTTCGACCCGGAGACGAACGCCATCCTCGAACGGCGCGTGAGCGAGCGGCTGACGCCGCTGGAGGAGCGCCTCGCGGCGCAGCACGACCAGCTCGACCAGATGCTGTTCATGCAGCAGGCGGCGGCTGCCGGCGTTTCGCCCCAGGAGGTCGCGGAGGCGGAGTCGCAGTTCCAAGCGTGGCAGGCCAGCGGCCTGCGCACGGTCGTGGTCGACCCGCGGACGAAGCGGCGCGTCGAGAAGGTTCCGACGCGTGCTGAAGCGCTGAAGTTCGTGCTCGGCGGAGGAGTCTTCGGTGCGCGCATGAAGGAAGCGCCGCAGAAGCAGGTGCAGGCGCTCCGGCAGCAGCTCCTCGGCACCGCCGCGTTCGAGAACCCCGCCGCGGGGTATCGCCCGCCCAACACCGGGCTCAACTTCGAGGAAGTCGAGCAGAAGCCGCTGGACGAGCGCATCAAGCTGCGCGAGGCGGCTCTCGACAAGACCGGTTTCTGAAGTTCGGCGGTCAAACCCAGCAACGCTGGCTAGAACTGAGACCGAGCGAAGGGCGGCGAGATTAGACACCTCGCCGCCCTTCGTGTTTCTGGCGCACGCTGACGCGGGAAAGAGCCGCACCGACCTTTACACGCGTCAGAGGAGCTGCTTAGGCTTCTCCGCAACTCTTTCCCCCGGAGCATCGCGCCATGCCGAATCTCTCTACTGTCTTCACGAACGACCAGAACCGCTGGGTGGGCGACAAGCTCATCAGCCGCTCGATGCTCATCCACAAGTTCCCTCAGCTCTGCGAGGACGTGGAGCTGGAGGACGGCAACGGGAAGACGGCGAACTTCATCCTGTACAACCGGACGGACATCCCCCAGACGCCGCTCTCGGAAGGCGTGACGCCGGTCGAGACTCCGATGACCATCAGCACGGTCTCCGTGACGATGGACCAGTGGGGTCTCTACATCACGCTCACCGACGTGGGTCTGTTCACCACGAAGCACCCGCTGCTGAACGCCGCCATCGAGCTGCTGGCCGACGCCATCGCGCGCGTGCAGGACTACACGATTGCCGACGTGTTCAACTTCGGCAGCACGAACAAGCAGTTCTGGGACGGCACTCGCGCCGACCGTTCCGCCATCACGGCGACCGACGTGTTCAAGAAGGAGGTCTTCCTGAAGGCGGCGGTGACGCTCCGCAACAGCGGTGCGGGCGAGCGGAACGGCGACTTCTTCATCGCCGTGTGCGACCCGAACGTCGAAGCCGACATCGTGAACGAGACGAACGGCTCCTCGTTCACCGGGTACTCGCTGCTCCAATCGCACAGCGGCAAGGTCGAGAAGGTCGAGAAGGGCACCGCGGGTGCGTGGCTCGGCTTCCAAATCATCCGCACGAACTTCATCCCGGTGTTCACGCGCATCACCACCGTGACCTCCGCGAACTTCGTCGGCGGCACGGGCGGCGCGCTCGCCTCCAGCACGAACCACTTCATCAAGGTCGTGCGCCGCTCGAAGCAGCGCGGCTTCGGGGAGGGCATGACGGTCGAAATCACGAAGGCGACCGGCGCGGGCGAGACGCGGCTGACGTTCACCGCGCCCTCGACCTCGGGCTTCTCCTACGACGTGTACATCGGCACGACGACCGGTGACTCGAACCTGCGCCTGTACGTGCAGGGCGTCGACCCGAGCGGCGTCGTGAACATCGACTCCGTGCCGACCAGCGGCGACGTGGCTCCGACGACGCCCGCCTCGGGCGTCTCCGTCCACCCCATCTACATGATGGGCAAGGAGGCGGCGAACTGGGTGAAGGCGAGTCCGCTGACGCAGAAGGGTCTCGTCACGCAGCCCAGCCCGAGCGACTCCGACCCGCTCGTTCAGCGCCGCAAGGTGGGCTCGAAGTACATGGCGAAGGCGGGCATTCGCCGGCAGGCCGCGCTGCTCATCGTGGAGCTGGCGTCGAACTTCAACTGAACATAGAGCACTCACCACCCTGTTGAGTGCGCGTGGGCGAACGCCCGGCATCGAAAGGTGCCGGGCGTTCGTTTTTTGGGTAGCGTGGCCGCTCACTCACGCAGCGCTTCACAGGAGGAAGCACATGGGCATGTTTGGAGAGAAGAACAAGAAGTCTGGCGACTCGGCACGGCAGGATGAGGAGAAGGCGCGCGCGCAGGACCAGCGCGCTGGTGACGAGGCGGCGGTGGACAAGAACGCGCAGCTCCCCGCGCTGGTGGAGGGGGCGGTCGACCGCGCGAAGGAGGCGGGCGCGAGCGAGGAGCGCGTGAAGTTCCTCGAAGCGCAGCTCGAAAAGCTGACGCGGGTGGTGGAGAGCCTCCAGAACCAGCGGGAGACGGACGGCAAGCTCAACAAGGGCGTGCGCCCCGAAGACCTGCTCCCGAAGTACGTGCAGTGCGGCACGTGCGGCCAGTACCTCAAGGTCTGCAACGGCAAGCACGTCAACGCGCGCGTGCTCCCGTGGGCGAGCGAGAACATGGAGGGCTTCAACGGCATCCAGCGCAACGGGGTGAACTACTTCGGCGTCTGCGTTGTGCCGGCCGCGATGTATCAGAACATCATGTGCGGCGTCGCGAACTACGAGACGATGAAGCGGAAGTCGCGCTTCGACCTCGGCAAGATTCGCGGCTGGGACAAGGAAGTGCGGATGGCGGAGGCTCAGGGCTTCACGCTGACGCCAAACTAACTGGAGGACACGATGGGCACCTTGACGCACGCGGAGCTGGTCACGGAGGCGCTGGAGCTGGCCGGCAACACCGGGCTCACTGCGCGTGCGCAGGTGTGGCTCGGGTTGGTCCTTCGGCACCTCAACGAGAAGTTCTCGTTCCCCCAGCTCGCGAACCTGAAGGCGGTCAAGGTCGTGACGGCGGGGACGAGCAGCTTCAGCGTCGGGCGAGACGCGAGCGCAGATGTGCTCGCGTCCGTGCAGGTGAACGGCATCGACCGTATCCTGATGGCGGCGAACGATGAGCTGGACTCGGAGTGGGAAGACCTCATCATCGAGTACATGCCGCGAGTCTCAGGCGTGGCGACCGGGCTCGCAGCCTCGTCGGGGCGTCCACGCGTGGCGATTGTCGAGACGGACAATCAGGCGAACTTCGACGTGACGCTCGCACCGTACCCGGACGAAAGCTATCGGCTGCTCATCATCGCCAACTCGCTGGGGCTGAATCAGGCGACGTACAGCGCCGCAGTCGTGAATCCGTACCCGGATGACCTGACGGTGTTGCAGGGCATCTACGCTCTCGCGCTGAAGCATCAGCAGGACGAGCGAGCGCGCGAGGAGTGGGAGAAGTTCGAGGACATGGCGAAGAAGGACCGCGTGAGGTACGGCAACATGAATCACGCGAATTCGAAGGTGACGCTCGGGGGGCCGCACAAGCGGCGCAACCCTCGCGACCGCGGCCCGGGGTGGATGGGTCCGGTTTAAGGAGACGCCATGCCGGTAGGCTATTCGAAGGTGAAGGATTGGAAGGGCGTCAACCTCACCGACCCTGCGACGGAAATTGGCGATGACGAGCTGGCGTGGGCGCGCAACTGCTGGAGCAAGTCGCGCGGGTACATCACGCCGCGCCCGGTACAGCGCGTCTACGAGAAGCTTCGCAACTCCGGTACTGGGCTGTTCGATGTCGAGACCGCGCTGACCGGGCTCTACTTCCCGAACCCCGATGACCGCGCTTTCGAGGCAGGGCTCTACAACTTCATCGACGCGAAGGGCGCTCACCACGTAATCATGTACGTACCGTTCGTCGGCGGTTCTGGTGGCGTCGGCGCTGCGAATGAGCCACTGGCGGTTTTCTGCCGCACCACAGCCGGCTTCCTCGGACTCAGCGACACGCCGGTCATCATGCTGCCCGACCGCCCGCTGAACGCCGGGCTCTCGTCAGTGCTCGCGGTGACTGAGCCGCGTCGACCGGTTTCGCTCGTCTACAATAACGAGCTGTACCTGTTCCTCGGGCACACCTACGCGGGGCTCGTGCTCGGAGCTGACGACTTCACGAAGGGAGCGCAAGGCGGGCAGGTGCGGTTCCGCGAGCTGGGGAAGGAGTGGGCGTCTGCGAGCGGCACGACCGCGGACAGGTTCAAGTTCGCCTTCGGGGACGTGTACCGGAACGTGTTCGTGCTTGGCGGGCTCCCCGCGCCGTACGAATCGCTGCTCGCGTTCACGGAGACCGGCGACACGCCCGACACGCTGCTCACGCCTGCGAAGTGGGCGGGCATCGGCTTCGGAGACGGCGACAAGCTGCTGCGCGCGGTCACGGTGCCCATCATCGGCGGCAGCGACGCAGTCGAGCCGTACGTACTCGCGATGAAGCAGCGGAGCATTTGGCTCGTGCAGGGCATTCCTCCGTCCAGCACGGACTCTGGCGACATGCGCGTGAGCCCGGTGATGCGCCGCGAAGGTCTCGTCGCGCCGCATGCGGTGTGCAACACGCCGTACGGCACGGCGTGGTGCTCGGGGCGGAACGTGTACCTGATGCCTCCGGGCACGGAGCCGAAGCCCATCGGAGACAAAATCAAGGGCTTCCTGGAGAAGCTTCCGCAGCAGCCGGTCGACGCGTGGTGGATGGAGTACCACGATGACGTGCTGTATCTGAACTTCCCGAGCCCTCAAGGACTGACGACCGGCACGAAGTACGGAGCTGCCAACTCAGCGGGGCAGGCTCGCACGTATCTCGCGTCTCAGCAGTTCTGGTGCGACCTGCGCAAGCCTGATGAGCCGCGGTGGTGGGGGCCGATGGACGTGCGTGCTTCTCACATGCTCAGCCTCGGCATGCCGGATGGTCCGCGGCAGGTGATGGGCATCACCCCGTTCTGGAACACAGACGACAGGTACGTGATTCAGCCGTTCACGCTCGCTGAAAGCGGCATCGACGCGCAGGACTCGACGACTGGCGCGACGGAGGCGCGCGGCTACGACCTTCAGGACCCGGGGAATTTCAACGCGAGTGGAATCGCCGGCTACGACCTCAACACGCCGCCGAGCAGCGTGCAGCAGGACGTGCGCTTCCGCGAGATGGACTTCGGTGACGACGACCTCGAAAAAATCATCGAGGCGGTCGAGCTGAACGCGACCTGGGACATCGGGCTCGGCGCGCTCGCAGTCGCCGCCGCGGGCGACTCGCCCTTCTCCATGCGGTGGATTGGGAACGGCGGGCGCAACGTGCTGTCGACTTCGCCGGCAGGAACACCGACCGGGACGTTCACGCAGAGCGACCCGAGCAGCGTCGGGTTCACCATCGACTTCAACAAGCTCAGCGGAGGTGGAGCGCTGAGCGTGCCGCTCTCCGAGACGTACATTCCGGTGGTGGCGTTTCCGGTGAGCGGGTCGCGCTATCTCGCGCGCACGTTCCAGCTCCAGCTCTACAGCATCCAGGTGCCGACCGTGAACCCGTACACGTCCACGGACGACTTGCGGATGCGGCGCTTCTCGTTGAAGTCTCTCACCATTCGAGCGCGGCCCATCGGTCGCCGCCCGGGTGGTTCCTACGGAGGATAAACCATGCTGCGTATCTCGAAGCTGATTCTGAACACGCTCGCCATCGTCGGCGCTGTCTTCCTCGGAATGACGGCGTTTGCAGTTGCCGTCGCTCACGCGCACACCGGGACGCCTTCTCCGACGACCTGGAGCAGCGGCAACCCGGTGACGTACCAGAATCTGAACGACACCGTGCAGCACATGCACAATACGTTCAGCGGCGGCATCGTGGACGCGCACATCAGCAGCAGCGCTGCCATCACGCACTCGAAGATGGCGCGTCCGGGACTCATCGCCAAGGCGGTGTTCGTCACGACTTCAACGATGGACCCGTCCGTGGCGGCAGGGACAGACCTCGTTACGGGCATCGAGCAGGTTCAGTTCCTCTCGACTTCGGGAGGAGCGGGCAGCGGGAACAGCGCGCTCGAAGCGACTGGCACCGCGGGCACGTATCAGCTCACGCTGAACTACACGCCCACGGACACCGCCTTCATGGTGCTCATCACCGCGCACACGACCTCGGTCTGGTGCTCGACCACGGGCCGGTCGACCTCGGCTCCGCACATCACCATCGCCTGCGAAAACGACGTGAGCACGCTGACGAACACGGCGTTCAGCATCGTCGTCTTCGACACGAACTAGCTCCCCGCGGTAGCTTGGAGGCATGGCTGACCCGCGCACGCCCCCAAGCTCTCCTCCGGCTGGCAAGGACCCCACGAAGGGGACTTGGCGCTGGAACGGCTCCGACTGGGAGTGGTTCGAGGCGCAGGAGAACCCTGTCTTTGGAGACCCCGAGGTCAGTCAGGCGACGAAGTTCTGGGAGTGGGCGAAGACGCAGGAAGGGCGGCGGTACATCGACCCGTCCAAGACCGGCTACTACCGCGCCGGCAGTGCTGCGTTCGGAGACCCGTTCTACGGCGCGGAAGGCAACATCCAGGTCAAGAACATTTACCAGATGTATGGGAACGGCACGGGCGGAGGCGGCGGGGGAATGCCGCCCATGCCGGTGGCGAGTGACCCAACCGGAGGAGGTGGAGCGTTCAGTGCTCCGCCGAGCTACACACCCTTCAAGCTTCAGGGTGGCAGTGGCTTCTCCCAGATGCCGGCATTCGGAATGTCGGGGGCTCGCGGCACTGATTCGCTGACGCCGCAGCTCGAACAGATTCGCATGCAACGTCTGCTGCGCAACTACGGAGGTGGATGATGGCGTACGGCACTGGTGGATACAGCGACTGGCCGGGCATGCAGGGAGCGTACGGCGGAGGTGGTGGAGGCGGGGG